ATCGTCCTAAGGGCCACGGCGTAAGTTGAGCTGTTCTTGTCCAGTGCCGCCCGACGTTCGTCCATGTCCCACCGGATGAGGGTGAGCCGCTTCTGGAGTGAATCGTCCTGCAACGCGAGGATGTCTTTCTCGGCCTTCGCCGCGATCGCCACGTTGCCCGTCGCCGCTTTCATTGACGTATCGTGTTGTTTCTCGAGGAGCGCGGCGTACCCCTTCCCCATGCCCGCCAGGATCTTGGCGACGTCAGCGGCCTGTGTTTGCATCGCCTCTTTGATGAACGTGGCCTGCCCGAGCTTCTTGATCGCGTCCGTGACCTTCTGGACCTCAGCCGGCACCGACAGCCCGAGTTCGGCGAACTTCGCGCGCAGGCCCGACGCGCCCGACCCGAGCGCCGCAAAGATCTGCTCGCCCGTGGCGCCTTGCGCCTGCAGAGTCAAGAATGCGGTCGTGAGTTTGGCCGCCTCTGCGGTCAGCGTAGCTAGGGCCTTCTCGCCTTTCGCGCTGGCCACGTCCACTTCCACGCCCACCCCGCCGTACGCCGCCCGGCTCTGCGCGGCGCCTTTTGCGATGATCCCTGCAACGTCGAGATGTGTTTTGCCGAGTTTGTTCAGCGCGGCTTCGATCTCTAGGTTGGCGGCCTTGGAGGCACCCGCCCAATCCTTTGCAGTCTGCTCGTTCGCCAGCATCGCCGCGCGATGCTTCTCAACGGACTTGTTGGCGTTGTCAACAGCTTGCCGCGCTTCTTCGAGGCTCTTCTTGTACAGGTCGCCTGTGCCGACCGACTGCACCTGTCGCATCCCAAGCGTGAGATACGCATACCCTTGCCGAAGCCGATCAACCACGAGGAGGAGATGGTTGTAATCAGCCGCCTCTTGCGCCAGTTCCGAGGCGACGAACCCGAAGGCCGTGATCAACGGTTCGATGCCGTAGCGCGCCACTTGGATCATGGCATCGCGGAGGTATTCGTACAGCGTGACCTGCGCCGCGATCGCCTCGTTGCCAGTGCCCATTGCGCGCGCCACTACCGCGATAAACCCACCCCCGCCACCCATCTCGCCCAGTGATTTATTGGTCTCGTCGACCGCGCCTTTCAGGAGGGTCGAAAGGTGGTCGGCCAGCCCGATGATCGCCGGCAGGAAAGCCGCCCCGATCCGCAGCCCGACCGCTTCGATCTGCATCCGGATCCGCGCGAAGGCATCCCCCGCCGCGTCAGCCGCCGCCGCCGTCTCGGTGGACATCACGAGGCCGAGATCTTTGGCATCGGCGAGCATCGCCGTCATGCTCTCTTGGGTCAGCCCCGCCATCTCCTTGAAGCCCTTGCCGAACAGGGCAACGCCGATGGCGGCCTGGTCCGCACGGTTCGGCACCGCCTCCAGCGCCGTCATGATGGCGATGAACGCTTCGTCGGGTTTGGAGTTTTTGAGCGTGTTCAGGTCGAGATGGAGAAGGGCGAGCTTCTTCTGTAGCTCCTCTGCCTTGGGCCCGGTCGTGCCGAGGGTCTGCTCCATCTTCACAAGGATGGTGTTGAAGGAAGAGAAGCCGATCCCGGCCTGCCCCGCCACATAGCGAAGCGCCGACAGGTTCTCCACCGACGCGCCGGTCTTGAGCGACATGTCGTACAGCGACCCGCCCAATGTGATCGTGTGGTCGATGAGCGAGGGAATCGCCCCGGCCATCTTTATGAACGCATCCAGCCCGACTTCAGCGATCTTCGTGAGGGCACCCGAGATGAGGTTGCCCGCCGTCACGCCGCCCATGAGCGTGCTGAAGAACCCCTTGCTCGTAGCGTCGGCCTTCCCACTGGCATCCGCCACCGCCCGCAGTTTCTCCGCGGTTTCCTGCATCAGCGGCGGGATAGGCTTACTCTCACGAGCCAGCTGCGCCATGCCCGCTTCAAGTTTCTTGAGCGCCGAAGAGGCGTCCCCAGCAGTGAGCGTAGAGGCGCCGATCTTGTCAACGGCCGCGGTGGCGTTCCGTGCGTCCTGCACGAGCTTGGCGCTGTTCGCGGTCCACTTGGCCGCCAGCTTATCGACAGATGGGCCAAGGGCTTCGATGGCGTTGCGGCCTTCAAGGAGGTTCTTCCGCAGTTCCTCCGTGTTGGCAGCAATGCGAACCACCATCGAGCTGAGGGCCATCAGCGATTTACCTCATCAATGACGCGCTGGAGTGATTCTTCAAGACGTCGATAGTGCGGCCCCATTTCCACGCGCACGGACGGCTCCAGAAACGGCTGCGCGTGCATCAGCATCGTTCCCCGTTCTAAGTAGAGGTCAACGTGATGCTGTGTGGTACGACCGCCCTTGCCGTGCCCGCCCGTGTCGTAGGCCATCACGACATACCCCTTACGATCCCGAGACCGTTCCCAATGGATTTTCGTCCACGTTGGAACGTCATATTTGTTCCATGGCCCAGCCGATCGCGCGATGCGCCTACGCGCTTCGTCGGCGACGGCTTGCGCCGTCTCCAGGCACGCCGCATGAAGCCGGTTCGCAAAATCCACGGCGGCATGATCGAGCATCCAGAGCACACGCTCAGCCTCGACAGCCACCTGTATCGCATCAGGCATCGTGTCCCTGCTCCCCGCGCCGCTTCTTGATCTCTTCAGCGGCGATGGCTAAGTCAATCTCCCGCACCAGTTGCATCAGCGGGTCCCTCATCAGCTTCATCCGCGTCTTCTCGTCGTAGTCACTCAGCCGGTCGTAGATGCCCTTCGCTGATTCGAAGGCCCGCGCCTCGATGATTTCCTCGAGGAGCCCAGCCGGCGCGATCAGCCATTCCCGATACGCCACCGAGGGCGTGCAGGTGAACGCCTCCGCAATCCTGCCGAGCCAGTGCGCGAATGGCTGCGGTCCATCGTCATCCAGAAACCTGGCGAGGACCGTCAGTCGTTTTTTTGCTCCGCCTTGGCTTCCTCACCCGTCTGGAACAGCCCCGGCTTCGACAGCTTCAGGATCTCGCGGGAGAGGAATGCGACCGCCTCTTCATCCAGATCTTCGATGCTCTCGGGCGTCACCGGCTCGGGGTAGCTCCATGCCTTGATCCCGCACTGCATCAGCACGTAGGGGTCATAGCCGTTCATCGGATCGGCCTGATGCTCGGCCACCTGCTTGGCGCGCTCGGCCGCGTCACCCATCCCCGCCAGCTCACGCTGGAACGCCGGCCCGCCCATGCGCTTGAGCGAGTCCACAGACTCCTGGAGGTTGGCGTCGTGGGCCTTCTGGAGATGGCGCCCGGCCAAGCGCTGGATGGTCACAGTGTTCGGTACATCAAACGGGATCTCGATGACCTTGATCGTGCGAGAGGCGAAGATGAACATACTGCACTCCTATGAGGGCGCCGGGCAGACCGGAGCGGAAGGCCCCGGCCGGACCAGCGCCGTGAGACGAAACGAACTACGACCAGACCCCGGCCGACTTCTGGCGGAGGGTGGTCGCGTACTCGGTCAAGTTCCCGTTCTTGCAGAGGATCTCGGTCTTGACCAGGTGCACTGTGACCGTGAACGTCGCCCCCGTCGCGGCGAGGATGGTCAGGATGCGGCCCACGCTGGCCGTGGCAATGTCGCCCGCCACCTGCTTCAGCACGGTCCAAGAGCCCACGTCTGCCGTGTCATCGAAGAACCCGGACAGCACGATGTCGGGAGTCTTCACGAGACCCGTCGGAGTGTGCTCTTCGGAGGTCGCGCCGAAGGGGTTGGTCTGCTGGGTCAGCGCCTCAATCGCCAGCCCCGAGATGCTGGTGACGTAGGGTGTGATGATCTTCGCGGCCCCCCCGGGGGACGCCGCGATGGTCACGGTGACGACGGTGGATCCGTATTTGGCCACGATGCCCGCCTTCCGCTCGCGTGCAGCGAGCGTCTGTGAATGAAGGCGGCCACGCGCGACAGCGACTGCTGTGAAGCGAGGCGGGCTTGTTTATCAACGACCGACGAGTTCCCGATCGACGTCTATGTGGGTGGCGCGAAACGCTCGCGTCTCGACCCACTTCTCCAGCGCCTTCCGTAACCCCACGGCGTTGCGATAGGCGTCCCATCCGCGCGCCAGTTCCGCCGGACTCTCCGTATGATCCAGATGGAACCGCACCGCCCGCTCCGTCTCGGCGGCCGAGGTCAGCGCCGCTGATAGACGGGCATCATCCACGAGTGAAGCCTACGAACACAGTTTGAGTGCCCGCACCTGCATAGAGACACTGGCAGGCCAGATACCGACGCACCTGCGTCGTCGGTGTGACTGTCGCTACACGTTGCGCCGTGCTGAAATCCACACCTGTATCCGTGAACACCGCCAAATCCGCCCAGGTCGATGCATCCACGGCGTGGATAACCCTCGCCACCGCGCCCGTGAATCCGCTGCCGGCCGTCACCTGGAGATACCCCGCGCCGCCCGTCGCTTTCGACACGCAGACGCAGTAGCCGCCCACGCCATCATTCGACACATTGACGGGGATGGTGAACGTCTTCAGCCCGGTCACCGTGGCGATATGACCGATGTACTGCCAGGCCCCAGCCCCCGAGTCGTTGATGTCCGGCGTCACACTGGTGTGCCCAAAGATCGCCACCACATCTCCTGAGACAAGACCATGATTGTCCGTGGTGGTAATGAGGCTGGGGCTGGCAAGACTGGATGTCGCGATTGGAATCTGCTCCGCGAGTGGATCATCCGCCGAGTCATAGGGCGATGGTGTTGTGACCCAGTCCGCTGTCTTCGTTTTGAGTTCATGGAGGATGACCGCGGCTTCGTCCACCTTGCCCGAGACCTGGTAGGTGACGTTGGCCTTCGTCAACTGGCCATTGGAGTCGAGTACTTCGTATTTCTGCGAGTAGGCCCCCTGGTAGCCACAGAAATGTTTCCCGGCGGTCTGCCCCTGGTCGCAGACGCAGACAATGCGACTCACGCCGAGGCCGCTGCCGGCAATACCCGCGTGCAGCGCATCAACCGCTTCATCGAAGAGCCCACCGCCGACCACGAGTGTGCCCTTGGCCAGCCCCACGGGCGTGTGTTGCTCAGACGCAACCCCGAACGGGTTGGTCTGCTGGGTGATCGCCTCGGTACTGCGCGTGATGCTCTCGGCCAGCGCGGCCGTGAGGTTGTAGCCATCTACGAGAACGCTGACTTGGGTCGAACCATATTTGCCCATGGGTTACTCCGGGAACTCAAACGCGCATTTCTGGCACGTCTCGTGAGGGGTTCCGAACCCGCCGGACTTCACACGCTGGTCCGCGCCGGCCCCACACTGCGGACAATTTGCATGGCGAGGAAGGCGCGCCGGCCGACCATCAGCCCCGAGGATACCGGGCACCTTGATGGTGGTATGCGACGTGCCGGTCATGGTCTCAAACGAGCCGGGCTCAGCCGGCCAATGACGCTCAGCAAATGGAACGGTTCTGCCCATGTCACGCCTCCCGCTAGTTCTCGCTCACGTATAGCCGCATGTTGGCGACCAGTTCATTGACCCGGACGCCTGCGACGGTCTCACCCGCGAGCGGGATGGTCTCATCGTGGAAAATGGCCCAACTGCCATAGCCCGCCACAGCCGGAGGATCCTTCAGAAGCTCGATGCACTTCGCCATCACGGCCTGTGCTTCACTGAAGCCGATATGCGTACTGAACACGTGTAGTCTAAGATCCACCTCCAAGCTTCGCTTCCCCGTGCCAGGCTTGCTGCCCAGCCCACCCATCACGCGCTCGCTGACTTCGTAGAGCACGTAGGGGAACGTCGTCACTTGTGCAACCGCATCGCCCACCCCGCCCGGCGCCAGCGCCGTCAACGCTGCGACATTCAGCGCGGTGAAGATCGCCGCACTCACTGGACTTAACGCGCTATATGAGGGGCTCACGCGGCAGCCCCTATCTTGGTCTTCCGCGGCCACCCAGTAAGCGCGCGGATTTCCTTGGTCTCCGGTGAATGCTTACCGCCTGTTTTCATCGCTAACCTTCGCCGTAGAACACGTGCAACTCCGCGCGCGTTGTGGAGACGGCGGAGAGGCTGGAATAACTAGGCATTCATAGCTTTCTTCGACGCGCCCGGTTTCGGCGGCTTCGGTACGAGTTGCCCCGGCATCTCCGGCGCGGACGGCGGAGGTGCGCCCGGCAAGGGCCGCTTCGCGAGTTCTTCCAGTAGGGCATCGTTTTCCGACTGCAACGCCGCGATGCGCAACACGAGATCGCCTGCTAGGACCCGGAGATGCTGTTCGATGGTGGCCATAATGTTCTATCCTCCCGGTCTCGCGGTTCCTTGCCCGACTGGGCTTACAGCTTGATCCGTAGTTCGCCCGTAGCCGACCGATAAAGCGTCCCGCTCGCTAGGCCCGCCGCTGCGGCTTCGTCTGCATAGGTCGGCAGGTACACCATACCGATAGTCGCCGCGTTAAAGGCCAGCACCTGGCTTGCCGTGGCCGCGTTGAAGATGCCATAGATCAGCGCCTTTGCTCGCCCATCGGCTTCGCTCGCCCGAAGGGCATTGTCGATGAACAGCTTCATCGCTGCGGTTTCGTGGTAGCCAGCGCCATACCCCACAAAGACCCCGCCACCCTGCGTCGTGGTGCTGAATCCAGTGAGGGTCCCAAGAAACGTGCCACCATCAGCCAAATTGAACGTCCCGGCACTCACTCCCCAAGCAGCATTCCCACTCCCGTCGACGTTGGAATAGAGGGCGGCCGTCCCCCCGGCCGTGTTCGAGTTCCCATCCACGTTCATCCGGAGCGTATTCGCGCCAAACCCACTGTTGCTATCCCCATCCCTGTTGTTTAATAGACTGTAGACTGCGAACGCTGCCAGATGCGCCCCCCGCCTGTTCGCGTTTAGTACGGCCTTGCCCCATCCTGTGTTGTTGGTTGAGGCAATGCCGATCGGATAGGTCGCGACATCCGTGGCCGTGATCACGCCCGCGGTCAAGTTATTGCGGTTGATCCAATCGTCAGAACCCAGGCTCGCATCAGAGGCCGCATCGATGCACGTCGTAACTGAGTTGTTCGCGAGAGTCACGACGAGGAAATAGGTAACCGTACCCGCCTTGGTTCGATAGATCTTCCGACCCGTCACCCGAGGATCAGATGAGATGGGAATCGCGCTAAGCGGGATGGTATTATTGCCGCCGCCCGTGGTCACGACAGACGAGACCGTACCGAGTTCAGTCTCACCAACCGCCGTAACAAACGTCACCTTATATAGATGCGCCCCATCGTCAACGCCGCCGCCTGCTGTCGGCGCGCCGCCTGTCAGTGCACCAGGGGCAATGACCAAACGAAAGGCCAGGTTCCCACCAGAAGTTAGCGCGGATCCACTTACTGGACTTGTCGTTCCGATGCCAACCTCCCCTGTTGTGGGATTCACAAAAAGCGCATTCCCACCCCAGATAGGTGCGGCGCCGATCCCATTCGAGACCAGGATTTGCCCCGCCACAGGAGCCGCCAGCCATGCCACCTTGTCGGGAGCCGCCACGGAATACAAAAGCAACGAGCCTTCGACGCCCCCACTAAACACGTGCGTTGGATTAGCCACGTAGTCCGTGAAGATCGAGCCCCAGTCTGACGGGCGCAGCTTCGTCGTGTCAGCCGCATCAACCGCCTCGCTCTCGAATCGATGCTTCAGGCTCACGACATCCACCCCGCCTGAACCCAAGGCAATACTGGGACTATCGTTTCGGCCACGGCGCCCTGCACCTCACTACACGAGAGGTGCAGTTCCCTCCGCGTATCCGTCGGGTCAATAATGGCTTCGATACTCAGCACGCGCGTGCCCACCCGAATCCGATCCGTGATCGCGATGTCCGTGCGGTAGTGGATTTCCCAGACGCTGCTCAAGGTGGCCGTGAGTTGCGCCGCCTGCATCGCCTCACGTCCGCTCAGGGGTCGTTCGTGTGCCCAAACCACACAGCGCAGCGTCCAGGCCGTCGAGTGCCCACCCTGCGCGTCCGTCGTGAGGACGGCCTGCTCGATGCGCACGCGCTTGACCTTGTTGCCGATGCTCATCAAAAACTCTTAAAAGGCCAAAGGAGCGCCCCGACACCCATCGGAGTCTCGGCCAGGTTCGCCGCGCCAACGGCCTCTCTCTGATTCCACCAGGCCCCGATGAGCAACTTGATCGCCGCCTTAATCCCCGCCGGCACCGCACTCGCGGCCCCATAGCCCGCCACGAAGCGCACGTTGACCGCGTTGGGCACATCGCGGGTCGAGGGATAGACCACGCCGTACGCCGGAACAATGCGCCCAGGAGCCGCTGTAGGCCCGGCAGGAGCATCCACGGTGTAGTTCGCTTCCGCCCACGTCGTGAGCGTGCCAGCCGTGGCGGTGTAGGTGACAATCAACCCGGTGGCCGTGGTGATCGAAATCAGGGGCGGCTTCGGCAGCCAGATCGCCTCACCGCATGGAAACCCGTCGAGCTTCAGATCCCAGGTCTGGGTAATCAGCGCGCGATGCGTGAACGTCTCGCAGTACTGCCGCGCGGCCGTCAGCCAGGACGTGAGTTCAGGATCGGCCGTGGTGTTCGTCGTCGGCGCTTGTGCCCCGAGCGACCCGTCCGCGATGTTGTCGGTGTAGGTCGCGCCATCATTCGCCGTCGCCGCCACGAGCAGATAGGTGGTCCCACCCGCCGCGGTGCGGTACAGGTCCATGTAGGTGACTGCGCTCCCGCCGAGCGGCTTCGTGACCGTGGCCTTGCCATGTGTGGCGAGAATGGTCGTCAGGGGCGCAGAGACCGCCCCGGCTTCGGTGGCGCCGTCCGCGGTGCGGGCCACCCACAGCCAGCGATGCACGCCTGCCGTGAGATTGCCCGCGATGACCACCAGAGCGACAGTGGGAGCGGTCGGTGCCGGCTCCCCGTTAGAGGTATCGAGACGGAGATGTTGCTTGACCTCGGAGATGGTGAGGCATTCCGTCGCGGCAGGCGTTACGAGCGAGAGCGCCATCTGACCACACCTCGGCCCCTTGTTTACGCAATCGCCGCCGGGAGTGTCTTCGCCGCCGGCAGATCGTAGAACGCCCGCGCCGTCACGTTTGTCGCGCCCACGCCCACGGTCAGGTTGTCGGTGTTCGCGTCCCACTTGGCGGAGACCACGTTCTGCGCGGTGATGTAGCCGAGTTGGACATGCGATGCCGTGGGCGACGGAAGACCCGCAATCGCCAGAGCCTCGGTCGTATAGGACATGTCCGCCGCGCTCGTGAACGCGGCCGGCTTGGTATGCACCGACCCATCCACCCCGATTTCCACGATCCAGGCACCCCAGAAAGCTGTCGCCGCTGCCGCCGCGTTGATCGTGTTGGCGGCAGAAAACACGAGGTCGTCGGTCGCGGCCTTGGCGTAGATCGCGCCTCCGATGGTGTAGATCGCCGTCGTCGTGGTTTTGAACTTTTCCGCCGTGGCCGAGATGGTGATCGTGCCGATCTGCAACATCCCATCGGCCAAATACGTGCGCAGCGAGTTGATGCGGGCCACCAGCAGATTCATCTGGTCCGGCGTCAACGTCGAGACCGTCTCGGACCCGGCGATGGGAACCGTCGCAAGCTGGCGCTGATCGAGCGGCGTCTTGACCAGGACGCCACCCGCTGGATCACAGAAGTTCAGATTCGTGCCGTCCCAGGTCACGCTGACGGGAGTCTTCGACATGTCAGTACGCCAACTCTTCCCACGTCACCGCCACTTGGAAGACCGCCGTGGTCGTGGCCGCTTGGAAGCACAGCGAAACCGCCGTGCCCGGCGCCAGCACGAAGTCGCCGTCGTACTGGACGCGCATCGTGTACGGAGCCGCATCCGTGGCCGCCGCGAGCGTGAGACAGCCAATGCCGGCCGGCCGGAGAAACACGGGCGCCGCGGTGAAGGTGTTCACGGTCGGTGACCACTGCCCCTTGTTCTGGAGCCCACCGGCGAGCGCGATCGGCGCCACGACCGTGAACGTCAAGATCGGCGCGCCCGTGGCCACAGACGCCCCGGTGTTCAGCGTAGACGCCCACTCAATCCCGCCCGGCTTGTGCGTGCCCGTGCGGTGCCCCATTTCGAGCCGAATGATGCTGAGATACACGTCGCTGTCACTGGGGTTCCAGAGCGTCGGGTGCCCTCCGCCTGCCGCCGGCGCAATCAGGGCGATGCCGGTCGAGGCTCCAACGCCGGTATAGACTCGGCCGTTGATCGCCTGCTGGAGATACTTGCCGTGCGAATCCGTGACGACCTTGGCGCCGTCGCGCGTGGTCCGGTCGGCATCGCTCGTGCTCAATCCGTCCTGGTCGTTGCGCAGGCCGATGTACTGTGCGGGCATCTCTGCAGCTCCTTTACTTCGGCGCTTCTTCCCACGTCACCGACACCTGGAATCCGGCCGTCGTCGTCGCAGCCTGGCTGCACAACGAAATCGCCGTGCCTGGAGCCAGCACGAAGTCGCCGTCGTATTCGGCGATGAGCACGAACGGCGCGAGGGCGCTGGCGTCCGCGCCCGTCACCAGCGAGAACCCGGTCGGTCGCAGGAATACCGGCGCGGCCGTAAACGTGTTCGTGGTCGGACTCCACTTCGCCTTGTTGTCGAGCGGCCCGCCGAGTACCCCAACGGGCGACACGACGGTGTAAGTCAAGATCGGTGCGGCCGTTGCCACAGCTGCGCCCGTCGCCAGCGTGTACGCCCACTCAATCGAGCCTGGCGCATTCGTCCCGCTGACGTAGGAGAGTACGAGCCGGATGATGCTGACGTACCGCCCGCTGTCTGACGGGTTCCACAGCGAGGGGTGCCCGCCCGTGGTCGCCGGCACGGTCAAGACATTTCCGGTCGAGGCCGACATGCCGGTATAGACCCGGCTGCGCGTGGTCGATTCGAGATACTTGCCATGCGCCTGCGTGACGACCTTGGCGCCGTCTCGGCTCGTCCGGTCGGCATCGTTGCCGGTCACGCCGTCCGGGTCGTTCCGCAAACCAACAAACTGTGCTGGCATGTGCCTGTCTCCTGTTCAACGCGGCACTACGCCGCAGTCACCGTCGCGCCCTCGTCGAGTGGTTTGTAGAACACGTCCCACTTCATGTTGCCCTGCTTGCTGGCTCCGCCGGCGAGTCGGATCGTGCCGATCGGCACCACGAACGAGCAGTAGGTCGTGGACAGCGCGGCACCGGCCAACGACTTGACCAGGTTGCCCGCCCCGACGACACGTAGGAATCCGCCGATCTCCAGCGAGGTTGTGTCCACGGTGGCCCCGAGCGCCAGCACCGTGCCGGGCGTCGGCGTCGAGTTGACCGACAGCACCGGGTCACTGTTCTGGATCGCCGTCGTCACCTCGCCAAAGAGCAGCGTCACTTCGACGCGGCCCCCGGCGACGGTGAACAGCGCGTGATTCGTCGACTGTGGCAATGCAGCCGTGGCTCGGGCGACGTGATACCCGAGATACATGGTCGTGAGCATGTCGCGTGAGGCGTCGTCATTCATGGTGTGCTCACTCCCCTCACGCGGATGTCCCGACCACGGCCGCGCCGAGATCGAGCGGGAAATACGTCAGGAACCACTTCATCGAACCCGTCTGGCTGGCCAGCGACTTGAGGACAATGCTGCCCACTGCCACGATGCAGTTGCAGGGCACCGCCGTCCCGAGGATCGCCCCCGCCAGCGACAGGACCAGCGCGGACCCGTCGCCCTCGACCGACAGGAACCCGCCGATCTCCGCGCTCTTGCTATCCACAGTCGAGGCCAACACAACGGCGGTTCCAGTGGTGGGCGCCGTCGTGATGCTCAGTTGTGGGTCCGTGGCCGAGATCGTATCGGTGACTTCCCCGAAGAACCGCGTGATGAACACGCGGCCCCCGGAGACCGTGAAGATCGCTTCCTCGGCGGTCTGCGGCAAGGTGTCCGTCGCCCGAGTCGCCCGGAATCCCTTGCCGATGTCGGTGATGACGCTCGCGCCGGGAGTAGGCCCTGAATACATCTCACCCTCCCCTGGTTAGAGTGCCGTCACGCCCGTGTGGCCCGGCCACCGCGGCTTCCCGATCGCCACGCAGCCCAGGTCCATCGGGTTCGCCGTCGAGCTCACCGCCCAGACGATGAAGCGATTCGTCGTCGTCATCTGGTCGCAGTCAAACTCGACCAGCATCGTGTGGTCGTCGAACGTCGCCGCCGTCAGTATCAGGCCGGTGTAGGCCACGGCGACCGGATCGCCGTAGGTGTCACCAAGCGTGGTGAGCGCGGCCGCGGCCGAAAGCCGGTACTTGAACGCAATGGCTGTGGCGCTCTTCGCCACTGCGATCGCATTCGTGGAGCCGGGATAACAGATCAGAGTCGAGTCGCCCGTGACGTCGCCAAACTGAAACACGAACGTCACGGACGAAAACCGGCTCATGTCGATCGCATCGCTGTCCACCCCGGCCCCGCCGTAGGCTTCTGGCGTGATCATCGGAACGATTTGCAGTTCTTCACTGAGTCTGCTCATGACTGGTGCTCCTTACGAACGAGTTGCAAGTACCACGCACGGGCTCAGCGTCTTCGTCGAGCCACCCTTGAACGGAGTCACCGCCGAGCGCGGCATCATCGCCCCGTCGCACCGATAGAACGCCCGGAAGGTCTGCTCCCCGCTGGAGAACAGGACGTGAATCGAACTCGCCTGCTCGACTCCACCCTTGCGGATGAGGCGGTACTGGCTCAGGTCAATCAGCACGAGATCGCCAATCGTGCCAAGCGTGGCGTTGTATTCGGTGAACACGACCGGGCGGCCCCACAGCGAGATCGCGCCATTGCTGACGCTGGCGTAGGGATACGCGAATCCGCCCGTGCCGACCGCTGTCGTGAGGATCGCGAGTTGCGGAATCGTGTCCCGATTGGCCAGCCAGACGGCATTCGCCGCCGACCGCGCCGATAGCCGCGCCCACATGTTCGTGATGTTCGGGCCGACAATCGTCGCTGCCGTCTGTCCACCTTGCGCGGAGACCGTCACGAGGCACGGGGCGCCGAGATAGCCGAGCGGCTTGTTCACGCCGTTGCCTTCCGTGATCGCGTCCTCGACGCCGAAGGTCAGCTCATAGCTGAAGTGCTTCTCGAGTTCGCCCCCGAGGGCCGCCGCGTCCGCGATCAATTCGTCGGTCGCGTACCCGAGACAGCCCACCTTGCGGAGCTTGAACTCGACGCGCGCCAGAGTCGGCTTCGAGGCGGTCGGCGCCGTGCCTTCATCGACCCAGTAGTGCAACACTCCGCCGGCCCGCGTGCTCGACTTGTCCGTCTCGTTGATCACGACGTAGGCCATGTTGTTGCCGGTGATCGTCCGGGAGTCGACCCGGCTCAGAAGCTCGCCGCCCTCGAACATGTACGTCTCGATGCCGGGAGCGAGTTCGGTCGGAATCGCAAAGGCCCCATCGGAGGGGATGGCCGTCCCCATGCCCGTCGCCACCGCGAACAGTCTCGGATCGGCTCCGCGCCCGGTCGCGACGTTCTTGACCGCGATGGCAAATTCGCCGAGCGCGGCCTGTCTGGCTTGGGTCTGGATTTCCGCCGACGCCCGTTCGGGGAGTTTCGGCCCCCACGGGCGCTCCGAAGCGTGGTCGACGCCCATCTCGATCCGGCCGCCGGCCGCGCGCTCCGCATCCTGGAAGCGCACCTCGCGGGCGATCTCCGGCTTGAGCGCGTTCAGCTCGGCCTCGATGGCGTCGCAGCGGGCCGCCTCATCGGCAGTCAGCTTGCGGTTGCCCTCCTGGCTGGCCTTGTCGAGCAGAGCCTTGGCCTCGACCTTCAGGTCGGCTTCCTGCTGTCGCAGGACGTGAATTCTGGCTGCCATCTGTGTGCTCCTTAGAATACGAAAGGCGCGCATTGGCCCAGCCCCGCATGACGCGATCTCGCACCACGGGCGGTCAACGCGCGCCTTCAACGGAAGTCGCGTTAGGAGGGATGTTACGGCCGAGCCCGAATTGTGTATTACGCTTGACAGTTCGGCGGGACTAAAGTGCGGAGCGGGGATGGGCAACTCACGGCAGGCTAGGCAGGGCAAGGCGTGGCTCGGGTGGCAGGCGGGGAGAGGAGACGCGAGTAATGGCCGGGCCGGTTCGGGTCGGGCTTGGTGGGGTTAGGCTACTGTTGGGGCTGTTCTAGGCATTCCTCGGCAGCCCCAACAATCGCATCTCGCACGAACTCGCTACGCGATTGGTGGTTGACCTTCGCGGCCTCGGCAACGCGCTTCTGTTCAGCCGGCGATAACCGAACGGTCACTGGCAGCGCCGGCGCTTCGGCCCTCAGTAGACGGCTCATCGTGTGTTCAATCTGTGACGGCGAATATCAATCTCACCGGATTCGACATGGACTGGGACGGCTTGCGCTTCGAGGTGTTCGGCCACCTCGTCATGAATCACCGCTTCGTCGGCTGCGCTCAACTGCGGCTCGTCCCCTTCGGCTCGCATCGAACCGCTTTGCTTCCGACCGACCAGCCGCACTAGGGTGTTGTCCATTGTGTCGATCCGATCGATCAGCCCGGCCGCCTTCGCGTCCTTGGCTGGGAGCGCACGGCCTTCGCCAAACCCGTTCCGCACCGCCGCCGGCGTCACCCCGCGGCCCCGGGCCACGTCCTTGACGAACTGCGCGTAGGCGTCGTCGACCCGTGCCTGGAGAAACACCTTCGCCTCGTCCGACAGCGGCTCAAACGGATTGCCTTCGAGCTTGTACTTGCCAGCCGAGATCAACGTGACGTCGACCCCTTCGTTCTCCAGCGCCTTCGAGAGGTCCGAGTGCGCGGTGAAGACGCCAATCGAGCCGGCCGTCCCGCTGGGGATGCTCACGATCTCGTCGGCCTGGCTGGCCAGCCAGTAGGCCGCACTCGCCGCCAGATCGTTGACCTGCGCGATCTGCTTCTTCTGCCCGCGAAGCGCGAACATCTGCGCGGCGAGCTCCTGGATGCCTGGCACCGTTCCCCCGGGAGAGTCCACGTCGTAGACAATCGTGCCGATGCCGGGGTCTGCCGCCACCTGCGCGATCATGGCGCCAATGATTTCCGCCGACACGCCGCCGCTCGACTCCTCCATCCCGCTCATGCGATTGGCGATCACGCCACGGATCGGAATGACAGCCACGCCGCCGCGCTTCGAGGGGCCAGTCGACTCTGCACCATCCCCGATGCGTGCCCGGATCTCCTCTGGCGTGAACTCGTGACCGGCGGCGCGGAAGGCCAGGACCGACACCAGTTCGGCCAACTTCGCCGGATGGATCGCCCAGAGCGTGTTGGCGACGTAGGCCGCGATGTGCGTGTATTTGGCTTTCATTGGACCACCTGTTCGGGTTGCGGCAGGCCAATCTGGATCTGCAGCTGGCCCGTGCATGGATTGAACGCGACCGAGTAGACCTTCCGACAGCTCGGGCAGGCGGCCGGGATGCTGGCCACAACCGTCACCAGCGTCTCCGCGCCCCCACAATTGCAGGTCAGCGTCGCATTGACGGGAGTCGACACCCTCACCAGCGCGAAGGGCTGCCCGACAATAGGCACGCCAGGAGCCGCCGGCGGCCGCGCAAACGGGATCGGCGACTTCTCTCCGTTGTTGCTCATGCTGCCTCTGCGAGAACCGCAATTTGTTCCCAGGTGAGGTTGCGCGTGTCACGCGCCTGTGCGCGGCTCACGCTGACCGACAGCGCACTCGGGGCGCGCGGTGAGACGTTGGCGCTGCCGCTCGCCACCGCCTGCCCCACGGCCACCAGCATCTCGACGCCGCGGGGGTAGGCGGTCGCGTCCACCCGGACGAGACGTTTCTTTGCCTTGACGGGTCCGATGCGAATGCTGCCGCCACCGTACCCGCCAGATACCGCGACGGGCGGAGCGACGACCACCGCGTCTGTGGAGGCGACGGCCGTCCCTACGGCAGAGACCAATTCGACGCCATGCGGTTCGGCCAGAGCATCGCCCGTCGCCGCGGCCGCCCCAACCGCCACGGTCGCTTCAACGCCGGCCGGATAGGCGGTGGCGTCACCCGTTCCGGTATCGCCGGTCGCGACCGCCACGCCGATCGCAGCGACCATCGAGACGCCATCAGGGAGCGCGCGCGCGCCGCCGGTCGCTGCCGGATCGCCCACGGAGGCCACGGCAGCCACACCGGAGGGCTCGACGACGGCGGCCGCGGTCGCGTCTACCGTCCCGACGGCGCTCACGACTTCGACGCCCACTGGGGATACCTGGGCGGCACCAGACGCTCCCGGCGTGCCGACATCCGCACCAGCCGAGACGCCGACCGGCTCGATGGCGGCCCCGCCTGTGCTTACCGCCGAACCAACCGCAAGTGCAGCCGAGACCCCAGCTGGCGTTGCCTCAGCGTTGACACCGCCGCCGCGCAGGACGGTTGGGTCCGACAGCTTCACCGTGGCCGGATTCGATTCGCCGGGATACAGGAACGTGCTCACACGGCTCCCGTTAGGGTGTTGACCGATGTTCCAGCCACATCCGTACCGCCCGCTTTGTAGGCCACGACGAAGAACGACACACCCGGTGGCACGTTGAACGAGTACGCCCCATTCGCGTCGGACACGACGACTTGTTGAAGCACGTTATCGTCTGTTCGGAACAGTCGCACGGTGGCCCCAGGAAGCACGGTCCCTGCCGCGTCTTTTGTGATGTCGCCCAGGTGATAGGACACGTCGACATAGGGATTGTACCCGTCCTGTGAGACGGTCGATTTCGGCCCCGTGGGGCTATTCGCCCAGGGCGACGGCTGCACCTGTCCACGTCCGGGTCGTCCTGGCATCGGTCTAGTTCCGCGCGAACATGTAGCAATACTGGGTCGTCACCGACCCCGCGTTGCCGGCCAAGGTTTTACTGATCCCGATGGCCTCGATGATCGTGAAGTCCACCGTGGCCGACGTCCCACCGAACGTGAGGACTTGGCCCTGGCCAGCCGTGGGCGCACTCGCTTTCGGCGCGGTCACGAAGATCCCCGTTCCAATACAGGTCGACGCCGCACCGGCCGCGATGGTCCGGATCACGAGGTCAAACTTGAGTCGCCAGGCCACGTTGGACAAACTGACCGGAAGCGTATGGGTGAGCGACACCCCGAGCGCGGTGGCCGTCAACAGCGGTGTGATGATCAGGGTCGAGGCCGACGCAGACGTCGTGATGATGCCGCCGGCCCGAACGCAGTACACCTTTCCGGCCTTCGCATCGGCTGGATAGATCGGCGTGTACGTCAAGGCGACCCACAAGGGCTCGATGGTGAGCGCGGTCAGCGGCCCGTAATCACCGACCTGTGGATCGACGTACGGCCCGTCTCCGTAAAGTGATCGCATACTCAGTTCCGTGAGAAGCAGTAGACATATTGGAGCGTCATCGACCCGGCCACGCTCAAGGTCTTTGAGATTCCGATGGCCTCAATGATCGTCGCATCCACCGTCGCCAGCGTCCCGCCGAACGGAATCACGCATGCGATCCCGGCCGCGGGCGCTGAGGTAAACGGAGCCGTCGCAAAGTAGCCAGTGCCGATGCAGGTTGAGCTGGCGCCCGCTCCGCCAATCGTCCGCCAGACGAGATCGAACTCAAGAAACCAGGGCACGGCCGTCATGTTGATCGGCACCGTCACGGTCTGAGAGACGCCCAACGCAGTCGCCGTCAACAGCGGCGTGATGATCAAAGTGCCTGACGCGCCAGTCGACATGATGCCGCCAGCGCGCACGCAGTAAATCTTCCCCGCCTTCGCGTCGTTTGGGTAGATAGGGGTGTACGTCAGCGCCACCCAGAGCGGCTCAATGCTCGTCGAGACGAGCGGCGTCCCTGACGCCACGGGAGGATCGAGGAAGGGTCCATCCTGAAAATATTGGCGCGCCATGTTACGTGATCCTCACTGTGGCCGTCGATGCGGCCGCGACGGGAAGCGTGACGAGGAAGTTGCCGTTTGTGCTCGTGATGGTGCCGCCAAAACTCAAGACGGCGACCGCCTTGTTCGTCTTCGAGCTGTTGTAGATCAAGGCGCCCGCTGAGGCGATGGTCGCTCCGGTCCACAGCGGATCAGTCGTCCAGTCGACGTAGTACGTATCGCCATCGAAGGCCACGGTAAAGCCAACCATGATCAGCCCGCCGGCCGCATACGTCCCACTGTTGCCGACTTCGTCCGTGACGGAATAGGCCGTTGTCGCCTTCGAGAGCGTGGCCGATGGCGTGTAGAGCGCGATCTTGTACACGTCGCCGGAGAGGTGGACGCCAGCGGCCGGCATCAGGATGTCGGACTTAAACGAAAGACAGATTGCGGCAGTGATCGCCATACCTACGTCTCCTCGATGGTGGCCCCGGTCGGCTCTCCATCGCGTTTCTGAAAGGTGATCTTCTTCTTCGTCGGCTTCGCGGGTGGCTGATGCACTGTCACGGAGGAGGGATGCACCTGCACCGCGCCGGACTCAATCGTCACGCGCGCTTCCGGCTTGCTCGCCAGCGCCAACAGGGCCACGGTCGCCGGATCGGGACGCGGGGCATCGAGCGAGAGGCCCACCAAGTAGTCCGTGTTCCACGTCTCGGCCGCGATGAGCCCATGCGCAATCAGGTCATCACGCTGGCTGTCGCAGTAGAGCTCCGCCTCGAGCGCGGAAATCTGCATCGCTTGCGCCACGGTGGGCTGATGGCTGGCGTAGAACGCCGTCGCCCATCCCGCAAACCCCGCCGAGTCGCCGGCATATTTCAGCGCCGCTTTCTCGGACGCGAACTGCTCTTTTCTCAGGAGACGGGCGGCCGATGCCGTCACGATGGCACGCACGCGCGCGTCACTGGAGGCTGCGGCCGGCGGAGCCTTTTTCGTGGGCGGCGGCGGTGGATCGTCCGCCGGTTGATCGGCTGGCGGTTCGCCTGATGCGGACGGGTCGGCCGCTGAATTGCCGGTGATGTTCTTGGGATCCCTGAGCTCGTCAGCTTTCCCTCCCCGCTTGTTCAGGTTCTCCACCGCCCGGACTTCGTCCACCGTCTTGATCCCCGCGTTGACGGCCTGGACGTGCGCATTCCACCGCACCGCCAAGGCCCCACGCACGATCGCCTCGCGCGTGAACTGCACGTAGAACCGACTCGGATTCAGAATGAGCTGGTCCCCGATCGCAAACTCAAAGAGCGACAGCCACGGCCCCATCGTGTAGGTGATGAAGTTCTGGTCGAACTGCTCCGCATTCCCGAAGCTCGGATCGTTGTTCTCCAACATCATCCGCGACACGCCGAGCCACCGCGCCATGTCATCGACGCTGAACTTCCGGCTGAGGAGCATCTGGGCGTCCTCGGGCGTCATCTTCGATTCAACCCACTTCGACCCCTCCTCGAGAATCTTTGGCAGATGCCAGTCGCCCACCGCCGTCACCCAGGACTTTGCCATGCGCTTCGAGGCTTCCTCGTCGAGGAGGCCAGGCACGGTGATCACGCCGCCGTTGAGCGTGCCTTTGCCGAAGATTCCCGCCGCGTAACTCTCAGTCGCGATCGCTGTTCCTAAGCTCGTCCGGGCCACCTCGAGGATGCCCTTCCCCACCACGCCATCATCAGACGCGCCCCGGAGGTGGAAGATTTCATCCTGGGTATAGGTCACGCTTTGCGCCGTTTTCGGATTCCTCACGCGGTACACGACTCGTCCGGAGTCCAACTGCGTCGGGGTCACGAGTGTCGGATGGATCGGGTGGAGTTGATCGACGAAGCCGCGGCCCCCCGGAACGATGAAGTCGTAGCCGTTCCCATAGTCGACCAGGTGATACATTTTCTGCCGGCGCCACTGGAAGGAATCCTGCCACTCGTTTGGCTTGTCGTGGAGTACGTCGTAGAGAGGATGGGCCTTGGCCGGCACGGCGCCGCCGTCATTGGACAGCCGCTCGTATATGGGCAATGGCAACATGGCGAGCACCGTTGCCAGAATGTCCCGGCCGCGATACCAGGCGGACACCTTCTGCGCGCCCGATTCGTCCACGCGCATTCCAGAAGATGTCATCGTGCCGACTGGTTGATACCATCGGTCATCGTCTGGCGCCCAGGTTTGCGCGCGAAGGGAATCGCCAGAAAGAAGCCGCCCGAGTAGGCTCATCGCTCCCTCACCACAACCCCATAAAGTGAAGGGCGCAAAGCACCAGCGCGATCTCGCTGGCGCAAATCCCGGAAAGATTGAGAGTCTTGCTCATCGCTTCGCCTTTCGCAGAGACGGCGCCACGGCCAGGCCCATCAGGAGCACGCCAGCCGTCACGTAGGCCGCTGGCCGCGACCACTGCGCGAGGCCGTACAGCAGCGACACGAACCCAATGAGGCCGATCAGGTCAGACAGATCCAGGCTGGAAAAGACAAGGCTCAGGCGGGCGCGCAGAGAGGCCACGGGCATTCGTCGGAACACCACTGCTGGTAGAATGCACGGTGTCGGGGGCTATTACTAGGGGGCTGTCGCCAATTGTCGCGCGATGTCACATCGCGCCGCGTATCGTCTCGCGCCTTGAAGGGGTACGCGGGGCCGGCGCGGGAAGGGATAGAGCACCACGAGCCGCCCAGCCTTGATGTCCCGCCAGACCGTCCGCTCGCTGACGTTCGCCATGCGGGCCACCTGGGCGATCTTCAGCACGCGCTCGACGACCTGTTCCTCGTGCCGGGCATACTCGATGATCTGGTGGGGCGTCATGGGCCTATTCACCGAGCCTGCGCACGCCCCTGGAAAGGTAGACTGACTTCGCGGGCGTCGGCATCCGAAGCTGCAGCGCCATCCCAATCGTCGCCGCAACCACCGGGTCAATCCGGCCGCGGCTCTTGCCTTTCGCAAACATCAAATTTGCCTTCCCGTCGATGTTCGGGACCACATTGGACACCGACCAGGCCGTGACCGGGCACCCGCGCGCGTCCACGTTCCCGCCGAGAATTTCAGCCTGCATCTTCAGACACGCGCTACTCATCCCCGCGTAGGTCTGCGGCACGGCGAGCACCTGCGTCTCGGGAAAGCCGTCCTCGTTGATGAGCTGCGAAATCAACGTGTCGGCATGCCACGGGTCGAAGCCGATGACCTGGATGTCATACTTCGTCCGCGCGTCCTTCAGCACGGCTCGAATGAGCTGGTGATCGATCTGCGTCCCCGGTGTGGCGTTGAGCCAGCCCTGATCCCGCCACGTTTCGTAGGGCGCCCGGTCCCGATGCGCGCGATCGGCGAGCGTGTCGGCCGGCGTCCAGATGTGCTGCCAGAGTCGCCACGTCGCGCGGCCAGGAGCCGGCGGAAACACGAGCGAGCAACAGCACAGGTCGAGCTTGGAGGCGAGATCGATCCCGGCGAAGCAGGGCTCGTGTGCCAGATCGTCGGGATGCCACGTCGATTGACCCTTGCGCC